CTGCCGGGCCTGTCCTGTCCCGTGCCGCGCAAGCAATGGGGTTGACCTCAGCCGAAGAAAAAGCTAAACAACGGATCGCCCAAGCGCTTCAGAAAGAAGGCAATTTGCCCCCCGCTAACGCAGCCCCCGATGCTCGCGTCGCGGACGTATCGCCGGGCGTTACGGAACTCACCAAGCGCGCCACCCGAGTTTCGGGCGATGTACGCCGCCAAGCGCAAGAAGCGGCGCAAAAAGATGTGGAAGGAGCGCAAGGGCGCATTCAGGGAGAAAAGGCGGCGGCGGAAGCCCAACCGCCGTTTGCGCAGCAGAAACAAAAGTTGGAAAGCGACATGGCGAAGTTGGAGGCCGACAAGAACGCGGCCTACGACAAGCTCAAAATGCAAGTCATGCCGATGTCGCCTGAACTGCAAAAGATCATGGAATTGCCGTCCGTAAAAGAAGCCGCAAAAACGGCATCGGCGCAATGGAACGAAGCGGTGCAAGCGGGTTTGTTGCCCAAACCGCAATGGACACCGGGCAAAGATCTGCCCATGTCTGGCATGGATAAGCTGCAACGTGAACTTGCACGCATGCGGGAAGACGCTTTCAAAAATAAAAACAACGATCTCGGCAAACAACTCTCGGACATCCACGAGCAGTTGATCGGTCAAATGAAAAAAGGTGGTTACAGCTTCAAGTCTGCTTATGATTTGTCCGCAGAAGTAGGAGCCATCAACCGCGCAAAAAACGATGCTTATGACTGGGGCACACAGTTCTCTAAAGGGCTGGCGATGGCTGATCGGGCCAAATTCAACGCCATGTCGCCGTTGGAACAGCAGCACGCGCGCTTGGGCTTTGTCAACGGCATGGAAGAGTTCCTTACGAACCCCCGCCCGCTGACAAAAGCGCAGCTAGACACAGCGGCAAAGGCGTTGGAAAGCCCGGAGATCCGCGCGGTAGCCGGTAACGACTACGCCCGGGCAATGGCTCGGCGTTTCCGCGCCGAAGCCCAGCGGCAGAAAACGTCGTCGGAATTCGCTAGCCCGGTCATTCAACGCGAGGAAGCCGAAGCAGGCCGCGAGGCGACTATGGGCGCCTACGCCGTTAATAAAGCGACCGGCGGCATTGCTGGTACGATGCTGGGCCTCGCTTCTAAAATGGGCATGAGCGAAAAAGAAGCCAAAGCGATTGTAAGCATCGCTACGCAACCGGGCGGTGCGCAAAAGCTATCCCAAATGGGAGTCGACAAAAAACTTGTTGACAAAGCTAAGGCTTTGGCACGCGCCCAGCAGTTTGCGGAATCGGCGTTTAGCAATAGAATAATGGGTGTGACTAAAACCCCTTCTAACGCTAAAGAATGAAAATCCTTGTCATCGATCAGATCGGTCTCGCGCTTGACTTTTGCATGCAATGCGAAGAGTCGGGCCACGATGTCCGTTTGTGGGTAAAGCCTAAAAAGGGCAAAACCCGCAGCGCCGTTGGCGATGGCTTTGTGCGTAAAGTTCCCGATTGGAAACCGCACATGGCGTGGGCGGATTTGATCGTAACGACCGACAATTCATCCATGATGGAAGACCTCGCGCCGTTCCAAAAGCGCGGGTTCCCCATTTTCGGTAGCAACGTTGCGGGCGCAGAACTTGAACTAAACCGACAGAAAGGCCAAGACCTGTTTAAGAAAGTCGGTATGAAAGTCATGGAAGGCGTTGAGTTTAAAGACTACGACAAGGCTATCGAGTACGTCAAGAAAAACATGGAGCGTTTCGTCTCGAAGCCGAACGGCGACGTAGACAAAGCGCTTTCCTACGTTTCAAAGTCGCCCGCCGATATGGTGTTCATGCTGGAACGCTGGAAAGCGAAAAACCCGAAGAATGAAGGTTTTATCTTGCAGAAGTTCCAAGGCGGTATTGAGATGGCAGTGGGCGGATGGTTCGGCAAGAACGGCTGGTCACGCCATTTTCTTGAAAACTTCGAGCACAAGAAGCTAATGGCCGGGGATAACGGCGTCAATACCGGCGAGCAGGGCACCTGCATGCGCTATACCGAAAAGTCGCAGCTTGCCGAAGAATTGCTTCTTCCCCTGACGGATCACCTCAAAAAGATCAACTATCGGGGCTTCTTCGATATGGCGTGCATTATCGACAAGGAAGGCACGCCGTGGCCGCTGGAAGCCACGAGCCGCCCCGGCTGGCCTTGTAACATCATCCAGTCCGCGTTGATCGTATCCGATCCGGCAGAGTGGATGCTTGACGCACTTGAAGGGCGGGATACGCTTCAGGTCGCCAACGAGGTCGCAACCGGCGTCGTCGTAGCAATTCCGGATTACCCTTTTACCGAGTACACCGGGCGCGACGTAGAAGGCTTCCCGGTTTATCATTCTGAACCGATGTGGATGGAAGACATTCACTTGTGCGATGTCAAGCTGGGGAAAGCCCCAGTTGAAGAAGACGGCGAAATCGTAGAAAAGCCCATGCCTGTCACAACAGGCGATTACGTATGCGTTGCTACGGGCACAGATTTTACGGTATCCGGCAGCGCTAATCGCGCCTATCGTGCTATTAAGAAGATAGAAATTCCCAACAGCCCGATGTGGCGTATCGATATCGGCAAGCGTCTGGAAAAGCAACTTCCTGAGTTGCAAGACCTAGGCTTCGCCGAAGGATGGGAGTATTAACAATGGCCTTGCCACGCCGCCGACTGGAGCAACCGCCAGACCCGAAAACGCCGATGAACAGCTACGGCTGGCAGACTTGGCTTTGGAAACTCTGGCGTTATCTTCAAGATTATGCTTTCGGCGGTACGGTAACGGGCGCGGCCAGCACGGGAACCGGCGTTTCCATTGTTAATACTGGCGCTTCGACAGGCACAACACTGGCGTTCAAATCGCTGATAGCAGGTGCTAACATTACCATCGTGGACAATGGCGTCGGGGGGATTGTGATATCCTCTACGGGAGGAACCGGCAGCGGAGTCACAGGTGTTGACGGCGGCAGCGCCGCCCCGCCGGTGGAAGAGTGCCGCTTCATTATTAATTTCGGGGGCGCTTGATGGCAACCACGCTGTGGACTTATCAGTTTCGCGGAGACACCGCCGCTAACTGGACATCTGTCAATCCGGTTTTGCTCGCGAAAGAACTCGGACTGGAAACCGACACGAATAAGTTCAAATTCGGTGACGGCGTAACCGCATGGACGGGTTTGCCTTACGCAGGAGGCGGTGGCGGTGGGGGTGGCGTCTCTAGCGTTGCGCTTACGCTCCCCTCGTCAGTGTTCACCGTTACGGGTTCACCGATTACGTCTTCCGGCACGCTCACCGGTTCGTTTAACCCTCAGCCCGTTAATACTGTATTCGCTGGCCCCGCTTCCGGCGGCGCTGGTACGCCAACTTTCCGTGCACTGACTATTGCCGACCTACCCGGCGGCACGGGAACTGGGACAGTCACGAGCGTTGGGCTTTCTCTGCCTGCTATCTTTAACGTGTCCGGTACGCCAGTTACGACTTCGGGCACTCTTACCGCTTCCCTTGCTTCGCAAACGCAGAATATGGTGTGGGCGTCGCCTAACGGCGTTGCGGGCGCGCCTACTTTCCGTTCTATCGTCGGCGCTGACTTGCCTATTTTTGGCGCTTCCGGTTCTTCGCACGCACCGGGCGCGGTGCCCGATCCCGGTGCGACCGCAGGAACTACACGTTTCCTCCGCGAAGACGCGACGTGGGCCGTTCCGCCCGGCGGGGGCGGTTCGGGCACTGTCACTAGCGTGGGCCTCGCGCTCCCTTCGTCAGTCTTTACGATTACGGGTTCGCCGGTAACGGGTTCGGGCACACTGACCGGTACGTTCGCAACCCAGACGGCGGCAACGGTATTCGCAGCCCCTGCCGGTAGTACTGGCGCGCCTTCTTTCCGCCCGCTCGTGGGTACTGACGTGCCCGTGTTTGGCGCTTCAGGTAGTTCCCATTCGCAAGGCGCTGTCCCTGACCCCGGTGCGACCGCAGGAACTACACGTTTCCTCCGCGAAGACGCGACATGGGCGGTGGCTACCGGCACAGACCCCATTCTAACTTCGTTGGTGAACGGATACGCGATCACCGACCAGTTAACCGCGCCACCTGCCGGGGGGCAGGGGTTCGATCAAAGTACGTCGCCGGGGGGCGTGACGGTTAGCGCGGGTAACACAACGGTTACTACGTCGTCTTCTACCCCGACCGGGGTTCTTGGTGTGGCCCCGCTGACAGGTAATGTGTATTTTGAATACAAATTGCTTTCCGGCACGCCGAATATTGGGGCGCAAATAGGGGTCGCGCCGCTAGGCACCAACCTCACGACCAAAATAGGGGTTACAGACGGCGGGGGGTCGGCAGGGATCGTCCCTACGAATAACGGGACGGCTTACGGCAATAACGGGTCAGTTTTTTTTAACTTCATACTCTGGGGCGCTGCTGTTGGCGACGTAGTATGCATAGCCTACAACTCCACTACCCGACAGTTTTGGGCCAATATTAACGGGGGGCAATGGTACAACAATACCCCAAGCAACAACCCCGTTACTAATTTAGGCGGCATTACCATCAGTGGTACTTCGCCGTTGTATTTGGGCATTACGACCCAAGCGGCGGTGTCGTTTCAGGCTAATTTGACTTCGGCCACGTTTGCGTATTCGCCTCCTAGCGGGTATGTCGCCCCGACCGGTGGGCCTCCCAACAACGGCGATACCTACATTGTGGCCCCCGGCGCTACCGGCGCATGGGCGGGGCAGGACAATAACCTCGCCGTTTGGTATAACAGCCAGTGGAATTTTGTTGTACCGAAGCAGGGATTTGAGATTTATGTCGGTAATCGCGGGGTTTCACGCTGGTGGACTGGCACTGCGTGGGCGGACGGTCTGCCAATCAATGCCGCTGATACTTTGGTCGGCGCGGTGCCAATTGCAAACGGCGGCACGAACGCCACTACCGCAACCGCTGCGCGTACGAATCTCGGTGCAGCGGCTTCCGGAGCAAACAGCGATATCACTTCGCTTTCGGGTCTGACTACCGCGTTGTCGGTCGCACAAGGTGGCACAGGCGCAACGACTGCGGCGGCGGCGCGCACGAATCTCGGCGCGGGCACAGTAAGCAGTGTCGGGCTGTCTTTGCCGTCTATCATTACCGTCAGCGGTTCGCCGGTTGCCGGCTCCGGTACGCTTACCGGTACGTTGGCTACACAATCGGCGAATACCGTTTTCGCGGGGCCGACTACTGGCGCAGCAGCCGCGCCGACGTTCCGGGCTCTTGTGGCAGCGGATGTACCTAGCCAATCAGGACGCTTGCTGAACGTACAAATATTTACTTCAAGCGGTACATACACA